ATGGGACAATCTAATATTTGGTATGCAGATAGTGGCAAAGGAATAGATTATAAAAATAATATTCTGAAATATATAAAAAAAGATGAAGATGAAAAAAACAGATGTACTTACAAACCCGTATCTCATCAAACCGATGTTATTTTAAAAAAAAGGATTGAAAAAATAGCCATTAAGTTAGTTGAAAAAACATATAGAAATAGAGGCTTTTTTGTTAACTCGTGTGAAATAGAGAATCTAGGGTGGGATTTAAATGCTATTCTTATTAATGAAAAGATAAGTTTACATCTTGAAGTTAAAGGTACATCTGAAAGAAAAATTGCGATTCAGCTTACACCTAATGCATACAGTAAAATGGAAGAACAAAAAAATATTTATAGATTATGTATAGTAGTAAATTGTCTTGATAAACCTATGCTATATATTTTTTCTTATTCAACGGAAGCCAATACATGGTTAAGTGAAAATGGCGAGTCCCTAATCATAGATCAAGTAATTTCTGCTAAATGTTATGTCTGATTTCGAATATAAATGTGTTTTTAAGGGGTTAATGCTATGCCGGATTATTCTATTTACGAGTTTAATGAGCTTGTTACAGATCAAGAATTAGGAAATGCTACACTTATTTTGGGTAACGGAGCTAGTATGGCTGTTAGCAGCAGTTTTAGTTATACCAATTTATTTGGAAAAGCATGCAATGATTCTATTTTGAACCAGACCTCTAAAAATTTATTTGAAACATTGCAAACAACTGATTTCGAACTAGTAATGAATAAACTAAGGCAGGCTTATATTATAAATGAGGTACTTCAATTAGATACTGATAATGTAGCTCTCCACACTTATGATAATATAAGACAATCGTTAATTAAAACCATAAAAGAAATACATGTACAATATGCCGATGCCATATTCCAAATAGATAATATAAGAAAATTTTTAGAAAAATTTAAAACCGTTATAAGTTTGAACTATGATTTATTAATTTATTGGGCCATAATGGCTAGTAATGACCGCAAGCCTTATAAAATGAAAGATTGTTTTACTAACCATATTGATGGAAATTTGGGGTTTGAATATGACATTGAAAAACTTCGTGAACCATATAATGGTGGGCCAGATCCAACGTTGGTTTTTTACCCCCATGGTAATTTGATATTAGCTAGTAACGAAAATAATGATGAGTTAAAAATAAGAATAAATAATAATACTAACTTATTTGATGCAATTGGAGAAAAATGGAAACAGAAGTATGTTCCTTTGTTTGTAAGCGAAGGAAGTTCCGAACAGAAATTAAAAGCTATTCGACGAAGCACATATCTGAATTTTGTTTATGAAAATGTTTTATCTCATTTGGAACCTACGGTAATTATATATGGATGGAAATTAGCTGAACAAGAACAGCATCTTATAAAAAAGATATTTAGCAATAACAAAATTAGCAATGTATATATTTCTATGTATCTCGGAAGTAATCCGGAACCTATAGATGAACAAAAACGGATCGCGAGTATGTTAAAGAGAGAAAATAGAACTATGAATATAAAATTTTTTGACGCTGCAAGCAAAAATTGCTGGTGTAATTTTTAGGTTTATAATATTTATTTATTCATATTCATGTATTTCTTGTAATAGGAGATGCATATAAAATGCCGAAATACTACGTTTTTAGAATCAATTATGAAGAGTCATGGCAGCCACTTGTTAGATCCGCTATTGATAAAGGTGAACTTCGTCAAGGATGGGGAATGCAGCAGGGAACAGACAGCTTGAGGGTTGATCAAGATGAATCTGCGTTTTTGAAAGCATGGGATAAAATATGGCCAGGTAGTGAGATATCGTATTGTAAACGAAAATATAGTTCACTTAGCAAAATGTTGGATTTTAACAATGGTGATATTATTGTTGTCCCTAAAGCACCAGATTGGCGACAATTTTTAATCCTTACTGTAAATGGATCATATCGGTTTGATGATGATTTAAATTCTAAATTTAACAATGGTGATGATTTCCGCCATATTATTCCTGTGGAATATAAAAAAACTGTTGGTTATGACTATTCTGATGATAGCCGGAAAATAGTCAAAAAATTTGGTGCTTATCGATCTCCAATCAACAGTGTATATGATAAAAAATTTCAAAATGCAATTAATACGTTATTGCAAGATTCTAATAAGAATTTAACAACATCCCAAGATGAACTAGCAGCATTAGGGTTGGAGGATTCTCAACCCTTTAAAGACTTAAAAAAATGGATTCCCAATACAATTAATAATTGGGGAGCAGATAAATTAGAAAAGTTAATTCAATCGTTGTTCGAAAAAAATGGTTTTACACTCATCAAAAGAAATCGGCATAATAACAAAGGTGGCGATATTGATTTAGTGTTTGCTATGCCATCTGTTCCACTTTTAGATGGTATTTTAGAAGATACACCTTTTCCTCAAGTCTGGATTCAAGCTAAAAACAAACGAGGCCATGATGCTAATGCAATAGATGGAATTAAACAACTGATAGAACAGAAAAGGACTGATAATTTATCAGCTATTTGCATATTGATTAATACAACAGACTGTTTTGACAAGGAAGCCAAAATGATGGCTGAATCACATGATATTATTCTTATTAATGGGACACAGTTTGCAAGATTGATTTTAAAATATGGTATTGAAGATTGTCTTGCTTGAGCAATTTGATTAATACTTTTGTGAGCAATCTTATGTTTAAAATTTTATAGGGAACATTTTGTTATGTTTATGATTATTTCTCCACATCCACTGTCACACCCGATTTGAATTCTACGGTACAGCTATCCTCAAACACCGTAATGGTTTTAATTAGCTGCCGGACGAGGTAATCATCAAACTGGGTGATGGCAGTGGATGTTGTTTTTAGGAATGTAGCCATATTTTCTATACGGCTGCGGATTTCATCCTGATTGGCATTTTTCGCAAGCGCTTGCTGTTTTTGTTCGCGCAGGTGGTAGATTTCCTCGGCAACATCGTCGTAGCCAGCCTTGGAACTTGCCAGCTTTACAAGCTGTGTCTGCAATTCTTCCAGCCGGGTATCGATAGCTACCAGTGTTTCATCATTGCTGTGACTGAGAACGGTTTCAATATTATGCTGCAGCATGGCAAGAAAATCCTTCTTCTCGCATAGTACCTGATTGATGGCCGTTAGACAGACCTGCTCGAGTGCAGGTTCAGATATGGTGCGGGCATCGCATTTACCTGTATGGTCTACTCGATTGACGCAGCGCCAGACGATGGATTTCTTTCCTCGGTTGTTCCAGTGTATCCGACGGAATATCTCGCCGCATTTACCGCAGCGTATCCGCTGGGAAAAACAATGGTTGCTGCTGTAGGTCAATTTTCTGCCGTTTTTCAAGTGAATAGAACTTCGCCGTACCATTTCTTCCTGCACCTGCAGGAATATGTCGCGGGGAATGATGGCTTCATGGTTATCTTTTACATAATATTGTGGCATGATACCAGTATTCTTGACGCGCTTTTTGGTAAGAAAATCCACCGTATAGGTTTTCTGCAAGAGGGCATCACCCATATATTTTTCATTTTGCAAAATTTGTCTGATATTACTGTCTCGCCATTTGGTGTGGCCAGCACCGTTTTTTAACCCGTCCGCCGTTAAGTTGCGGGCGATTTTTAGCATACTGGCACCCTCAAGATATTCCCGGTAAATGCGTTTTACGATTTCTGCTTCCTCCGGAACTACGACCATGTGTTTATTTTCATCCTTGGCATACCCAAGAAAATGATTGCAGTTGATTTGTACTTCGCCACGTTGGTAGCGGTACTGCAGGCCCAGCTTCACATTCTGGCTTAGGGATTGGCTTTCCTGTTGGGCTAATGATGCCATAATAGTAAGCAGTACCTCGCCCTTAGAGTCCATCGTATTAATATTTTCCTTCTCAAAAAAGACGGGAATGTGTTTGTCCTTTAACTGCCGGATATATTTCAGGCAGTCCAGCGTGTTCCGGGCAAACCGGCTGATGGATTTGGTAATAATCATATCAATCGTACCGGCCATGCAATCTTCGATCATGCGGTTAAATTCATTCCGCTTTTTAGTATTGGTACCGGATATCCCATCATCAGCATAGATTCCGGCCAGTTTCCAGTCCGGATGATTATGAATGTAGGTGGTGTAGTGCTCAATTTGTGTTTCATAACTGGTGGCCTGCTCGTCGCTGTCGGTAGAAACTCGGCAATAAGCAGCCACGCGACATTTTGGTTTTTCTTCAGTATGGCTTCGGTGTAGATAAGTTCGTGCCGGAATGATCGTGACATTCCGCGTCTGTAATTCCATGTATGGATTCCTCACTTTCTATTAAACTGTAGGCATATTCAGCTTGCTGGAACGGATCAGTATAGGTCTGCGTTTTTTCTGCAAGGGAGAAGGTGGTGGGGTATAGAACCGGAGACGCTTTTTTAGGTTCTCGGATGCGCCCCAGCTTTTTGGCACGGCGGGTGATTTCCTTTTGTACCGCAGTAAACGTATCGGCATCAATAATAGCCGGATAATAATCATCCCCGATATAGTGCGTCGTTTGCAGAATATGGCGGATGCCACTGTGGAAGGCGTGGATCGCTGCTTCTTTTGCAGCCGTAGTCAGTGCAGCCCCGGAAAGATAGGCTTGGAACAGCACCTGTATTTTTTTTGCTTCCTCCACATCCACTATCGCTTTGCCATTTTTAATCCGGTACCCAAACGGTGTATGGCTCATAACTCATACCAACCTTTCCCGTAGCGTAATGCCGCATTTTAGCTTAAAGCCGATGTTCGTTCGAGAGTAGGCCAGAATTTGTTCTACAAATTGTTGGAATACTGCTTCGTCAAAGCCCGTTAGCATTTTCGCCTTACAAGTATACTGCAGTAATTCTCTCGTTTCATGGACCGTTTTATTATCATCATTCAAAAAATCTACAAGGGAATCTTTTTGGTGCTGCCATTGTTCAGCTTCCTGCAGCAGTTCGTTATTTCCTTTCTGGTACATCGCAGGCTCTAGATATTTTTTCGTCAGCAGGTACGCCAGTGTTTTTTGATGCTCGGCATTTTCCGCAAGCTTTGTGTCTAAATCTTGAATGACGGTGATGCTGTCGTTCGAATGGAGGGTACGCAAACTGGCAAGCAGCGGCTTTAAAACAAAGGCATGACCAAAGATGAGCTTATTCATCATCGTAACAAAAGCATATTCTAGTGCTGCTTCCTTGATGTATTTTAACGAGCATTTTGTGGTATCTGCTACATGGGTGGCGCAGCACCAAGCTACATAGGAATTGTGACCGCCTTGGATACGCCGCTTGAAGGTAGCGCCACATTGATGGCATCGAATGATACCAGAAAACGGATAACGGTTCTGGTACTTTTTATCCTGTGGCAGCGCACCTTTTTCTTTGCCACGCTGCCGAATGACCTGCTGGGTTGCTTCAAACATGTCTTTGGTGATGATAGCTTCGTGGTGGTGTTCCACCCGGTATTTATCTTTCTCGCCATGGTTATGATGGCGATTAAAATGCGAATCGGTATAGGTTTTCTGGAAAATAGCATCCCCAGTGTAATTCTCGTTTTTCAATATGCCACGAACGGTTGTTGCAGTCCAATGGGTACCGCGTTTAGCCGGAATTTTCTTTGCATTTAATTCCTTGGCAATGGCATCCGTCCCGATACCGGCGAGCGTTTGATCAAACATGGCTTTTACAATCGGAGCCTGCTCCGGCTGCAGTACCAGTTTTCCTTCTATTACATCATATCCATATGGGGCGTAAGCAAGTTTAAAGGTGCCATTCTGGAAACGGCGCTGTATGGACCAGGTGCTGTTTTCGGCAATCGATACCGACTCGTTTTCTGCCAAGCCGCTCAGAATGGATAGCATGAGCTCGCTTTCCATTGAGCCGGTATTCAAGTTTTCCTTTTCAAAATAAATATAAACGGTAAGCTCCAGTAATTTACGGACCAGTTCCAAACAATCGGTGGTGTTGCGGGCAAACCGGCTGATAGACTTTGTCACAATGAAGTCTATTTTTTTATGCTCGCAATCATCTATCAGGCGGAGTAGGGCCGGACGCTTTTCTTTTTTCGTGCCGGTAATGCCTTCATCATAATAAATACCGGCAAATTCCCAGTCCGGATTTGCCGTAATGTAGGCTTCATAGTGGTTTCGTTGTGTGGCAAGGCTGACTAATTGCTCCTCACTATCAGTGGATACCCGGCAGTAGGCCGCTACCCGCAGCTTATGTTTTTGCGTAGGAAATACAAGCTGACCTCCGATTTTTGTCACCGTTTTCATGGATTTTCACCTCCTTGTAGTGTGACATAGTACCTCTATATGCCGGATATATCAAGGAATAGAGGGCAATATAGCCGCTAATACCGGTGAAAATGTTTTTCGGTTTACTGCCGTTATTTTGGAAAATTCATTAGCAGAAAGCAGGCCTTTATGGAATAGGGACTGCAGTATGTGTTGGGCACGGACATAATCGACTTCGTGCTGCAGTTGTTCCTGCGATATTGACCTTGCTTCGGCTTGTAGCTTATTTGCTTCGAGTGTATGGTTGCTTAGTTGTTCGTTCATGGCAAATCATCTCCTTACAGATAGGCCATGAAATAGGGGAAAGTAAACCTATTTTGTTAGCCCTTATATCTGTAGTCGATGAAATAAGCTGCTATTCGAACCCAAGACATAAAAAAAAGACCTGCCAGAGTGATGAGACTCCAGCAGGTCCATGGTATATATTCTTATTTTATTTTCGTAATTGCTTCAATGCTTCCTGCAGTCGATCCGGTATGGGAAGTCCCATCTGTGCGGCATTTTCCAGAATGGAAAGTCCTTCATTGGAGAGGTAAAACAAGATGGTGGCGGTCCGTAAGGCACTGCCGGAGCCGAGCATTGTCTCATCCAGCGTATGAGCGACACCGACGAGTACAAAAAGAAGCACCTTCCGGCAGATACCCATAAAACCGATCTCACTGGATAGCTGCCGTTCCCGGCAGGCGCATAGCACACCGGTGATATAATCCAGACAGACAAACGTCAGCAGGGCATAAAGCAGATTGTCGAACCCGCCGATGAACCAGCCCAGCCAGGCACCGACAGCCGCACATCCGATTCGTATTTCATTCCAGGTCATTTTCATCACCCCGCCAGGGTAGCCTTGATTTCCAGATACTGGTCCCCGTATTTTACATTATCGATAAACTGGATGTTATACTTCTGCCCGCGGAACTTAATGTTCCATTTTTCCGAGATATCCGAGCGGTATCGGATAACAAATGACACATCCTTTTCCAGATGGACGGCTGCGGCAAAAAAATACTCCCCGCCGTGGATATTGGTTACCTTGGCCCAGGTACTGCCCTTGCTGACCAGCGTGGTATCATACCCGCCCTGCCCATCAGAGACATTCTCCTCCACCATAAACTCAATCCGCTGCTTCATTTCCCCGATATCCATTAGAACACCTCATCCCGATAGGAAAACAGCATGGCCCGCATGAGCTTGATCATGGCATCGAAGTCCGCCGTATCCCGGTTCTCATACAGATAGGCCACACCATACAAAATGGCTGTCTTGATGTCCTCTGGCAATGTCGTGTAGTCGCTTAGCGGATGGCGCAGTACATTTTCCACCGTCGTGGTGGAGGACTGGATCAAATTGTCGATCAAAGCATCCTCCACATCATTATCGATACGCAGGTATAATTTAGCTTCATCCCGTGTTACTGCCATGCTGCCACCTTCCTTCTGTTATTTGCTGGCCTGCTTGAGTGTCTTGATGGCTTCCGGCAGAACAATTTTGGCATCGACACGCTGGGAGCCGAGAAAGCCGACCTGACCGGTAACCGCGTATAATTCGTTCAAACGCTTAAAAGTGCGGCCCTGCCGGTCGGCAATCCAGTAGTAGGAAAAGTCACCGAACAGCACCGTCTTGGCATCGGCTGCTATCTGCGGCATATAGCGGCTGGTGACGACCGGGCAGTTCAAAATCTTATCCGGCACATCGGCACTGACGGAAGGCTGCCAGATGTACTGGCCCTGCGTATCTTTCAGCTTCCGGATGGCCTTGACAGTGCTTTCATGCAGCAGCAATGTAGCCGACTTGCGGTACGGCTCACGAAGCGAATAGTACAACTCGATCAAATCGTCAAAGGTAATCGCCGTAGCAGAGGCGGCAGTCGAGCCATCCGAAGCACCGGCGGCATCAACGAGGATGCCGGACGGACGATCCGTTCCGGTGCCGGTGAGGAAGGCTTCTTCTTCGGCATTGCCCAGCCTGCGGGCGAACTCCTGCGCCATGTATCCTTCCAGGTCGAAGGCAGAATCGTTCAACAGTTCTTCGGATACCTTGACGAGCGTACCCAGCTTATGCGCCCCGATGGATACCTGGCCGAAGGTGGTGTTGCTTTCGGTGTAGGCGGCTTCTTCATCCGTCCATGCGGCGGTTCCCTCGCTGGCAACGACCGGAATCTTATGGTCGCCGCTGGCGGTCTGGATCACATGGGACAGGGAGCGCAGCACATTTTCCTCAGCCAGCATCTGGATCAGCGTCCGTTCGAACTCGTCCGGTACCAAGTAGCCTCCCTGTGGATCGGCCCCTTCTTTTAAGGTGTTCCGTATTTCCGGACGGGACTTGCCGCGCATGCTGTCCCAAAAGGCGGGTGCATAGGCGTCGCTGAACCTGCCATGCTTCGTTGTATTTTGTTTTGCAGGCTGGTTGACGATAGCACTCGAGGTCGGCTTGCTTAACTCGAGATCAATGGCAGCCTGTGTCTTCAGTCGGTCGATTTCCTTGCCCAGCGCCATGACATCGGCTTCCATCTTGTCATACGTAGCAGCATCTTCGGTGGAAAGCGTGTCACCGGCTGCCTGCTTTTCATCCAGAAAGGCCTTGGCCTGTTCCCAGATGTTGGCGCGTTTTTCCTGCAGTTCTAATAATTTACTCATATTGGTACCTCCATTTAATGTATTAAGAGCGACAGCCGCTGCTGCAGCGACGCTACAGATATATGTGACTCTGTTTTTATCCTTGACTTCTTGGCGATGGCTTTGTTCAACAACGCATTGGTGACCTGCCGCCGGGAAAAAGAATAGCTCCCCATACTGGCAGCATCATGCATTTGTTTACTGTCACTATCGGTTAAGATGTTGTCGGCAAAACCAAGCTCGATCGCTTTTCCTGCATTCATCCAGGTCTCGGCATCCATCAGATGGGATAATTGGGTGCGGGAGAGCCCGGTCTTTAATTCATAGGCATTGATAATGGATTCCTTGACCTCGGACAGCATGGAAATGGCCCGTTCCATTTCATCGGTATCGCCCATGGCGATCGTGAACGGATTGTGGATCATCATCAGTGCGGTCGGAGCCATATTGACGGTTGTTCCTGCCATGGCAATCACGGAGGCAGCCGATGCTGCAATCCCATCGATATTGACGTGGACCTGCCCGGCATAATCCATCAGCATGGCATAGATCTGGCTGGCCGCTACGCAGTCGCCGCCGGGCGAATTCAACCACAAGGTGACATTGCCCTGTCCGGATGCCAGTTCGTTTTTGAACAGCTTCGGTGTTATGTCGTCATCAAACCAGCTTTCCTCGGCAATGGTGCCGTCAATGGTAAGAATGCGTCCGGTGTCATTGTCGGTATTCCAGTTCCAGAATTTCTTCATGGTTTTTTTCCCTCGCTTTCGGTATAAAATTTTCCTGCCTGATCCAGTGGCAGCATATTGCCGTTGACCAGATACGTATCGCCGCCCTGCTCGGCAGGGATGCGGTTCATATCCTCAAGCTCCCGGATGTCGTTGGCGGAAAGCCAGCCGTTCTGCCTGCCGATGGCATAGCCATTCATGCGACTCTGATAGTCGCTGCGCAGCAGGCCGTCCACATTAAACTTTGTAAAGACCTGCGAGCGTTCCGACGGCAGTACCAACTGCTGGTTCATGGCCTGCTCCCAGCGGACGCACCAGGGATTCAAGGTGTATTTGACAAATTCCAGCGACTGCTGCTCGATATTGGAGAAGGTGGACTTTTCCAGGTCACCGACCATATGCGGCGGCACCCGGAAAATACGGGCGATTTCGTCGATCTGGAACTTCCGTGTTTCAAGAAACTGCGCCTGATCCGGCGGAATGGATAGCTGCTGGAATGTCATGCCTTCCTCCAACACGGCCACATTGTGCCGGTTCGTACCGGAAAATTGGGCATGCCAGCTTTCCCGCAGCTTGACCGGATCCTTCACGATGCCCGGATGCTCCAGTATGCCGCCCGGTGTAGCACCGTTGGCGAAGAATAACGCGCCGTACTGCTCGGCTGCCAGCGACATGCCGATGGCATTCTTGGCCATGGCAATCGGACTGTAGCCGATGAGTCCGTCAAACCCAAGTCCCGGAACATGCAGCACCTCATCCTGCGACAGGAAAATCTGCTGGCAGCGGTTATCCGCACCGAACTCGTCCGAGTCCTTGGAGTAGGTGTAGATAAGCTGTCCGTTGGCGGCCCTACTGACATCCATTTTACTGGGAAGCAGCGGGTACAGTGCAATCGGCTGTCCGGTGCCGTTCCGGATGATCTGTGCATAGGCATTGCCCCACAAGAGAAGATGACTCATGAGCGTTTCCCGGAAGATAAAGCTCGTCATCTCCGGATTGGGGGCATCATGAAGCAACCTATACAGCGGATGATTGATGGTCTTTTCCCTGCCGCCATCCGGTGTATAACGGTATAGATTAAGCGGCAGTCCGGCGATAGCCTCTGACAACACCCGGACGCAGGCATAGACCGCCGTTGTCTGCATGGCCGTCCGTTCCGTCACCACGTTGCCGGAGGAGGTCGGACCGAACAGAAACGTAAAGGCCGTAGACAGGTAGTTTTTCGGCTTATCGCGTGAACGAAATAGTCCAGATAATATATGCAATGGTATCACCTCCAAAAAAATTACAAAGAGTATTGACAACTGAATTCGGATGCTTTACAATAAAAGCATCCAATATTGGTTACTATAAATTTATGAGGAGAAAACAAAATGAAATCAAACTATCAAACTTTTCTTGACGAAAATCCGAAATGCGGGAAAGACCTTATTTCAAATCAACATGCTCAGGCAACATTTCTTTTATTGTCGTCTGATAGAAACATCATCGCAATGATCGATGCCTCCGAAGCAGGGAGACCAGCTATTGAAGCAACATACTCAGTTGTAGAAGATTATTATGACAAAAACAAATCATCCGATTTCGATTTAACTAATTACCAGCGCAGAACAGTTGTGGGATGTATGATTAAAACAATACTTGCCCCGTTCGGATACGTACCCGTTGAACCAAAGACAAAGACACAAAAGGAATTGTCGAGATCTTCCAGAGCTAAGTATTTTAAGAGCGGAAGTTGTTATTACTTTGATTCTGCAGCACCCGCAACCATGCAGATTTGCCGAGCTGTTATGGAAATCTCACAAAACCAATAATCCACGTCTGTCATATACACTTTCACTCATATCATTTCCACAGCGAATTGCACGGTCTAGCGCCATTATGGTAGCTACTACGCCGTCTATCTTCTCTGTGGATTTTTCTTTGTCCGCCTTGATATTGCCAGCCGGATCGGATTTGATGAAGATATTATCCATCATCCAGCGCAGTACCGGATGGCCGCCGTGGGCGATCTTTTTTTCCAGCGTCAGCTTCATCAGTTCCTTGGTGGGAGGACTCATATCTTTGAACCCCTGTCCGAACGGGACGACGGTAAATCCCATGCCCTCGAGATTCTGCACCATCTGTACCGCGCCCCAGCGGTCGAAAGCGATCTCGCGGATGTTGTACTGTTCGCCCATGGTTTCGATGAACTTTTCAATGTAGCCGTAATGGACGACATTTCCTTCCGTCGTATGAAGGAATCCCTGTTTCTGCCATACGTCATAGGGGACATGGTCCCGCCGGACGCGAAGGGACACGTTTTCTTCCGGTATCCAGAAGTAGGGAAGCACGACATAGTTGTCTACTTCATCCTGCGGCGGAAACACCAGCACAAAAGCTGTAATATCCGTTGTGGAGGATAAGTCCAGTCCGCTGTAGCAGACGCATCCTTTTAATTCGTCCGGCTGTATGGGGAAGGCACAGGCATCCCACTTGTCCATCGGCATCCAGCGGATTGCCTGCTTGACCCATTGGTTCAGGCGCAATTGTCTAAATGCATTCTCCTCGGCGGGGTTCTGTCTGGCGGATTCACAGGCCGCCTCGACCTTGTCCATGCCGACCGTAATGCCGAGCGAGGGATTGGCTTTCTTCCACACCTTGACATCCGTCCAGTCGTCGGTATCCTTGGCCCCGTATATCACCGGATAGAAGGTGGCATCAATCTTCCGGCCTGCGATAATATCCAGTGCCTTTTGATGGGTTTCATAGCAAATGGAATGGGTGTCCGTTCCGGCTGTCGTAATAAGGAAATACAACGGCTGCGTCCGGGCATCGCCGGAGCCTTTAGTCATGACATCAAACAGTTTTCGGTTCGGCTGCGTGTGCAGCTCATCGAAAATCACGCCGCTTACGTTAAAACCGTGCTTGCTGTAGGCATCGGCGGATAATACCTGATAAAAACTGTGCGTGGGAAGGTAGATGATCCGTTTCTGCGAAGCCAAGAGTTTTACCCGCTTGGATAAGGCCGGACACATCCGTACCATATCCGCCGCCACTTCAAAGACAATGGATGCCTGCTGGCGGTCGGCGGCACAGCCATACACTTCGGCACGTTGCTCCCCGTCACCGCAGCATAAAAGCAAGGCTACCGCTGCCGCCAGTTCCGACTTGCCCTGCTTCTTGGGAATCTCGATGTAGGCGGTATTGAACTGCCGGTAGCCGTTCGGCTTTAAAATGCCGAACACATCACGGATGATCTGTTCCTGCCAGTCGATCAGCTCGAACGGCTTCCCGGCCCAGGTTCCTTTGGTGTGGCAGAGACATTCGATAAAGGATACGGCATAATCCGCCATGGTCTTGTTATATTTGGAATCCTTGGCCTTGAATTTCGTAGAGCGATAGCGTTTCAACGTTCGCAAGCAGCGTCACCTCCCTTGCGGTAACAAAAAAGACCGCCGAAATGGGCAGTCTTGGTAATGATGATATGGATTATTTCTTTCTGATTGTAAGGCAGCGGTCTATGCCGTACAGCACAGTCAACGTACTGCCGTTATCCCAATGCACCAGCAGACTGCCGGTGTCATCCACACCGACGACTGTTCCCTTGGTGCCGATCGGCGGAGCCTGGGCGTCGTCCATTTGCACCAGTACAATCCGCGTCCCGGCGGGATATGTGCTGCGCAGTTGCTCCAGCCTTTCCTTATTCGGATATCTCATCAGGGTGTTCTTCCTTTCTGCCATTTTTAAAGGCCGAGGAGCCGGAAAGGTGCTGCAGGAGCAGCTTCCGTTCGTCCTTGTATTCTTTGCCGATAAAACCAAGCCGGAGCAGAAAGCAGCGGAAGTCGTATTTCTCGTTGGTGGATGGGTGCTCCGTTGCCAGCACCCGTTTTTGCTTCTTTGCCAGATGGCAGAGCGCCGTAATGAAATGGGTGCAGGCTTTGACCGTATCGGCATCCAGGCAGCCGGTAAACCAAGGAAATAGCACTTTATCCTCCGTTACCTGCATGCGCAGCACATCAGTTTGGAAAACTTTTAACATAATGCTGCTCTTGGCCTGAATCAGCTTCTTCAGGTTTTCCAACGCCGTATCGGTGAAAAAGGAGCGCGGCATGGCAATCACCAAATCGTCTATGTTCTCCTGCTTAGACGCCGAATCGTCAGGTTCTTTCTCTATTGGTTCGGCTGGATCGACATGGAATCCCATGCTGTCGAGTTTCTCGAGTAAATTCTTAATGTCTGTACTGTCATCAAAATTAAGATTGCCGTCGCGGTCAACAGTAAAACAATCAATTTCGTAGGCGTAGCTGGGAATCCCCTGATACATTTTAGCGGCTCCGGTAATGGTGCTGATGGCATCGGCCAGTTCCTTGCGTGTTTTTCCTTGTGCATGGTACAAAATTTTCATGGTAGTAAACCCCTTTCGTTTTTTATCATGTACATATATCACTCTAACCGGCAATTATAGCAAGGGGTTTGTACCATAAATTACACGTACTATTCTTGTACTGTCGCCATTTTGCCGAGCAGCTTTCCGGTCAGCCACAGGCCACCGTCAATGAGTGTCGGCAGGAAGCATTGGTCACGGAACTTGTTCCAACCGGTTTCCTTGCCAGCGGATTCCTGCAAGGCTACTGTGTAGGCATCTGCTACTTCCTTTACTGCCGGAAGCACCGTTGTATGGAGCCAGGAAATAGTGGCGTTCTTGGCATCCTCCTGCACCGAATCCAAAATATGTTCCTTAATTTCATTTTTAATCGTTTCAATATCCATTTTTTCTATCTCCCTTCAAAATCTGTTATGCCGCGGGCAATGGCCCGGGCGAAATCATCCGCGTTATTCGTAAGCAGCGCGGCATCATCCTCGTTATCAATAAAAGCTGTTTCTACTAAGACGGCGGGCATCGTGGTGTCCTTCAACACGATGAGGTTGGGCCGTTCCTTCAGGCCGCGATCCACCGTGTCAAGACTTTGCACGATCTGCGACTGGATGCAGGCGGCAAGCTGCGGGGACGAGCCGCTGTCGTTAGTATAGACCAGCGTTTCCGTACCGCGGGCGCAGCCGCTGTCGGCATTGCAATGCAAACTGACGAATACATCGGCAGGCCAGGCGTTTGCCGTATCCACCACGCAGGGCAGATCCGGTGTTTCCCCAGCCAGATTATCACTTTGTAGGAGCTGCACCTCGCAGCCTGCCGTCTCCAAATATGTTTGGACGAGACTGCCAATCGTAGCAGCCACATCACATTCCCGCAGTCCGGTGTTTGGGTTCACCGCGCCGCTGTCCCGTTCCCGGTCATGCCCGGGGTTGATAAATACACGCATTATGTTGCCTCCATTTCAGTATAGGTATACGTTTTCCCGTTCCGTGTCACAGTTACCCGTTCGTCCGAGCCGACCTGCTCAATGTAACGTTTCACGATCACATCACAGAACTTTTCATCGAGTTCTATCATATAGCAGCGTCGTTTCGTCTGCTCGCAAGCCAGCAGCGTTGAGCCGCTGCCGCCGAATGGATCCAGTACGGTGCAACCGGTCATGCTGGAATTCAAAATAGGATAGGCTAAAAGCGGGATCGGTTTCATGGTGGGATGGTCCGTATTCTTTTTCGGCTTATCAAACTCCCAGATAGTCGATTCCTTCCGTCCGGTGTACCACTCGTGCTTTCCTTTCTTCTTCCAGCCGTAGAGCACCGGCTCGTGCTGCCACTGATAGGGAGAGCGTCCCAGCACCAGCGACTGTTTCATCCAGATGCAGCAGCCGGATAAATAAAAACCGGCATCCGAGAAGGCTTTCCTAAAGTTAAGTCCCTCGGTGTCGGCGTGAAACACATAGATGCTGGCATCGTCTGCCATGACGGTGTGCATGCAGGAAAACGCATCATATAAGAATTGGTAGAACTTGTCGTCCTGCAGGTGATCGTTCTTGATTTTTCCGGCCCGGCCTTCGTAGTTGACATTATATGGCGGATCGGTGACCACCAGATTGACCGGTGTTCCCTGCAGCAATCGCTGGTATGTTTCCGGCTGGGTGCTGTCGCCGCAGAGCAGGCGATGGATTCCCAACTGCCACATATCACCTGCCTTGGAAAATACCGGCTTTTTGAGTTCGGCATCCACATCAAAGTCATCCTCATGTACACCATTCTTTATATCGTCCTTGAACAGGTCGTCCAGTTCTGCCGGATCAAAGCCGGTAAGCGATACATCAAAGTCGCTGCCCTGCAGATCGGTAATGAGTAGGGCTAATTTATCCGTATCCCAATCGCCGCTGATTTTATTAAGGGCGATGTTTAGGGCTTTTTCCTTTTCGGTGTCCATGTCGATGACGACGCAGTCAATTTCCGAGATGCCCTCCTGCTGGAGCACCTTCAGGCGCTGGTGCCCGCCGACCACGTTGCCGGTGCGCTTGTTCCAGATAACCGGTTCGACGTAGCCGAACTCGTCCAGCGAGCGTTTCAATTTTTCATATTCCGGATCGCCCGGCTGCAAATCCTTTCTCGGATTATAGGCTGCCGGGATAAGGTCTTGTATGTTCTTTTTGATCAATTCCATAATTATTTTCCTTTCCGTGCCTGCAACAGGTGTTCCATCATCGTATCCTGCGGACTTCCTACAAATGCTGTGGTACAGTTCTGCTTGACGATATCGAAAATCTCGTACCAGAGCAGGTTCGCCTGTTTTTGAAATGATTGGCTCATCTGCACAAACGGACTGGTAATGGCACCGCCGGTCGTGGGGTGCTTGCCGAGCAGTCCATACGTGCTGATGGCTTCCTCGCACTGGATATACCGGGCAAATGCCTGGGCATAGGCTTCCAGCAGCCGGGGATTGACGAGCCGTTCGCAGCCGCGGTCCTTCAGCCATTTCCAGGTCTGGCGAAACAGGTCGTCGGCACCGAGCGGCTTGCCGTCCCGCTGCCGGGCAGACAAATAGTCACTGGGATTCGGCATATCCTCGCCGGTGAGATCTGCGGCATCGTTTAACTCGGCACCTTCTAAGGCAGGCGTCGGCAGGTCGATAATGGTGGCTGCTTTTCCCTTGTCGATTTTATCGGCCAGCGCCTCCGGCTTGTCTCCGGCGCGGATCCGTCTGCCGCCGCGATTGGTTCCGTCCTTGGCCATGGCTGTTCAACTCCTTTCCCATGCGGTAAATCCCCCGTTTGAACTGCAATTTTTGTGCGTGTGACCCCAGCACCGGTCTAGCATTTGGGTGCGCCAGAGATTTTGACCGCCCCTCCTGGCAGAGCGTAGTCATTCGTAGTGGTATTCCTTTCTGGCATGATGCCAGCGGTCGTCCATCTCGGCGGTGATCTTTGAGTGGCACGGCTTGCATAATGCCATAAGGTTATCCTCGTCATGGGTGCCACCGCGGGAGAGGGGACGGATATGGTGCACCTCCGTTGCCGGAGTGGTCTTGTGGTTCTTCAGACACATCTCGCATAAGGGGTGTTTTCCGATGTACCGGTCCCGGATGCGCTTCCATGCTCTGCCGTATCGTTTCTTGACAACAGGACTGCGCTCGTACGCGTCATAACGTTTGTCCATTAATTTTTGGTGCTGCTCGCAGTACCGGTTCACGGTCAGCTCCCTGCAGCCGGGGTAGGCGCACGGCTTTTTGGGTTTCCAAGGCAAAGCACTCATCTCCAGACATAGCAAAAGCCTTCAAGGGATTGCTCCCACGAAGGCTTTTCACATTTTTTCATGCTATTAGTATACCACGTCGAACAGATACATGCGTCCGCTACATTACTCATGTGGCTAAAATAATTGGGAATGACTGCCCAAACGATATAGCAGAAGAACAAGTACATCATCTTTGGTTTCATAAATGAGAAGCCAATCTGGATCAATATGGCATTCCCGGCAACCTTTGTATGTTCCACCTAAATCATGGTCTCTATATTTTTCATCCAATTGTTTTCCTTGGGCCAATTGCTCAATGACAGAGAACAGCACATCTATATCTTTGTTCTGCTTCTTTGCCAATTTCAAATCTTTCTTAAATTGAGTGGTGAATTTTACTTCGTACTTCATTTTTCAAGGGCCACACGCAAATCTGTCATATTGGTATACCCTTTTACTTTTTTATCAATGGCGATTCGTTTGCCTTCTTCAATGGCAGATCTAGTTGTTGCATTAGGAACGTCAAGAGTGAGACGGAAGGGAATGCCATTTTCTCGTATCGTTGTTTTTAAGAATATGTTTACCGCCGTCGTCATATTCATTCCCAGAGCATTGAATATTTTCTCAGCCTGATTTTTGACTTCCTTATCCGTCCGGATATTCAAATTTGTATTTACCATATTCAACACCTCCATTTCTGTCTTGAATATAGCATTATTTTCGGCTGATGTCAACACAATGTCAATATAATAAACACATAGCAAAAGCCTCCAAAGGATTTGCTCCCTCGAAGGCTTCTCTCACACTTTCATGCTATTAGTATAACACGTCAAATGGATAAATGCGTCCGCGATTTTGGACATCATGTCTTCCCAAACAAAAGGATGGCAAACTTAGCTAATGCACGATTCTTCCTTTTGTAGGCAGACGACCGGCTTGTGGAACATGCGGCTTGCCGTCGAGCAGTAGATGTCCTCGCCGTTCGCGAACGCGTCGGACTTCCATTTTTCGCCTGCGTACCATGCGATGACGCGTGCTTCGATGGCGGAGAAGTCAGCCACGTAGAACCGGCAGCCGTCCTTCGGAATGAAGGCAGTGCGGATAAGCTGGCTGAGTGTGTCCGGGACATCCTCGTAGATCATCTTCACAGCCTCGTAGTCGCCGGACTTCACAAGCGCCCTTGCAGCATCCAGGTCAGGCAGATGGTTCTGCGGCAGATTCTGAAGCTGGATGAGCCGTCCGTCCCAGCGGCCTGTGCGATTCGCGCCGTAGAACATGAACATGCCGCGAGCACGGCTATCGGAGCATACGGCGCGCTGTATGGTCTGGTATTTCTTCACGCTGGATTTCGCAAGCTGCTGCCGGAGTTCCAGCACTTCGGTGAGTTCAGGTGGCGCGGTTTTGAGCAGGGCTGTCACTGCTTTTTTGCCGAGGCTGTCGACCTCCATGCCGTTGTCGGAGAGCCACTGCTTCATCTGCTGGACGCTGTTCGGATTCTCCAGATTCGTAATCGCCTGCATCTTCTCTGTCAGCTCGCTGCGGAAGCGGGTGTCCATGTCGATGGCCTTCTCCACGAGATCCATGTCGATGCGCACGCCTCGGTCGTTGATCTCCTGGTCGATGTGGTACTCGTCCCACACGAAGTCCGGCACCGGGAAGCTCCGCAGTTTCCTTTGGATCATCATCTCGACCTCGACGTCGCGCTGGTTGTACTTTTTGAATGTCGCCCATTTGCCGGGATCATCCGATGGCAGGTTCCGAGTGCGTCCGCCGTTCGCCTTGGTGGGTGCGCAGGGGACGGAGAAGTATTTGATGAGGGCCTTGCCTTCATCCATCTTCTGGTCGGCAAGCTGCAGGACTGCGCCGACGCCTTTTAAGCTGAGCGGGAGTCCCATTGTCGCCGCCCAGACCATCGAGCAGCGCCAGCCCTCCGGATTCAGGAACCGGGCATGCCCCAATGACAGCGGATGATTATCGTGGAACGGGTCAAGGCTCCGCCCCATGTCCCGCAGGTAGCGTGACAGGCAGACGCGTTCGAAGTTTGCGTTAAATGCCCATTTGAGAACCGTGTCATCGGTCAGCGCGTCGAGGATGTCCTCCGGGATCTTTTCACCGCAGGCAAGGTCGACGACTTTCACCGGACCTCCGTCCACGCTGTAGCCGAACAGGAGAATCTCGAAGGCAGGCGAACTGCAATAGCGATAAACGCCGCATTTGCCAAGATCGACGTCGCTGAACGTCTCGATATCTATGCTGATTGTCTTCACAATTTTCACCTCAATTCACGAATAAGGCGGCAGGGAGATTAGTCCCTGCCGCCCGCCAACAGCTTTATGTTCTGTGGATTAGCTGCGATGCGCTTCGAGTTCCTTCATGCGGCGCTCGTGGTACTCCTTGTCGCGCTCCTCCTGATGGAGCCTGAGTTCCTTGTCCTCCCGGTAGGAGCGGGTGCTCGTGACCGAGATGATGATCAGGAGCGCGATGCCGCTGAGGCCGAGCAGGTCGTAGATGATGCAGAGAATCATGTTCATGATGGTTTCCATTGTCTTGCCTCCTTAGTTCAGGAAATCGTTGTCGTTGTCGGTTGTGAAATCCGCGAAGTCGGATTCTGCGCTGGCCTTGCTGCCGAGCGGCTCGCCATCACGGATCTTCTGCAGGTTGTTCAGGCCGCAGGCGATGCCGCGGTTCCCGGAGGAGTTGAACGCGTAGAACGTGATGCTGGCTCTGCCGTACACGCCGGAGTACACCTCGCTGCGGGAAAGAATCGGATTCAGGTCCGCGTCCACGATGCCCGGAGCGGTCGTTGCGTTCGCATTCACGAAGTAGGAGCCGCGGTAGGCTTCGTCGTCCGGACGTTCCGCATCGCCGTCGCGAAGCGGCGTCTTGATCGCGGACAGCGCCGGTACGGATTTGCTGTTGCCCTTGAGCTTGGCTTCGCCTTCCTTGTAGGCTGCCTCGATGGCTGCCTTGACCTTGGCGACCGTCACGGTGTCGGACTTCGGGATGATCAGGCTGACGCTGTACTTGGGCGTGCCGCCGTTGATGGACTTCGCCTCCCAGACGTTGGCGTAGGACCAGCGGGTGTTCGGGCCAGTGATAACCTTCATCGGATTGTGCATAGTTGTCTTACTCATGATTTTTGACCTCCTTGAAGTCGTTTTTTGCTGTATTCATCGCCGGACGCTTGTCGGAGTCCGGGACGAGTGTTGGTTTGCCCTGCGGCTTCTCGATGAAGCCTGACAGGAGTTCATTGAACCGGTTCTTTCCGAGGAGCCTCTGCATGGCGGTGATGCCAAGCAGCCTCTTCTCATACGGGTCGAATCCGGCGTCTTCGACCGTCTTGGCGACGGCGGTTTCGTTGGTGTACTTGCGGACGGATCTGCCTTCGACGAGCTTGAAGCCATGCCATTCCTTGCCGGACAATGCCTGCTGGAGCGCGTACTCCTTGATGTCGGACGCCCATGAGATTAGCTCGTCCACTTGGGAGAGGATGACCTCGATCTCCGCGTCGGAGAGCTCCGGCGGCAGCTTGAACTCGTGCTGCGCGAGCTTCAGGTTCTCCTCGGCCCGCTTCCGGCAGATGGTCTTCGCCTTGCAGAACCGGCACCACGGGCCGCAGGAGAGTTCTCCCTTGCCGTCCCACGCCAGCTCCGCTGTAGGCTTCAGAACCTCGTCCGCCCATGCGAGCAGGTCCTTCTTGCTGATCTGCCATTCGCTGACGTTCTGCCGTCTCGGCTGGTAGATCGTCATGCTGACGGTGTCGATGTCGTAGATGTCATCGAACAGTTTCAAGGCACCCAGCGAGTAGCATTTGAGCTGCGGATTGTCCTCCGCCGACACGGCGATGCCGGTGCCGTACTTCAGATCGATGATCCGGAGCGTGCCATCCGCGATGATCAGCGCATCGGATGTGCCGAAGCCCTGTCTCACCCAGCGGGAGTAGTCCACGCGCTGCTCAACCAGAACAACCGGATCAGAGCAGACCTCTTTTGCGGCCTCGACCTTTTCCAGTACGTAGCTGACATAGCCGTCTGTTGCTTCCTCCATCTCCTCGTTGTAGAAGGCAAGGGCCTCGGTCGGGTCCTGTGCCGGGTAGCCGAGCGCCTTGCGGAGCTTGTATTCGGCGAGCGCGTGAGCGCAGGTGCCTTCCAGTGCGTAGTCGCTTTCCTTGTCCTCGAATCCCTCGCTAAGCCTGACTGACGGCGGGCAGTGAATCCACCGGTCGGAGCTTGACGCGGAGAGGACCGCATGCTGTCTTTCAGAATTCATTGAGTCCCTCCACATCGAAGAGCAGGGCCTCGTAGTCCTTCGGATCGACAGCCGACAGCTTGCTCGCACCGTACTTGAGGAGCAGCTCGCGGATCTGCGTCGTATAGCCTGCGCGCGACCGTTCGGCGAGAACCTTCCTCACATCCTCCAGCTTCAGCTCCTTCTTCGGCTCAGGCTCGGCCTGCGGTGCTTCTGGCTCGGGAGCGGGTTCCGCTTCCTCTGTGATGCCGGAGAACTGCTGGTAGAGCCAGTCGGCTGCCGAGTTAATAGCAGCGGCTGCATCGCGGAGCTCCCTGATGGTCTGATCCATTTCTGCCATTTTTGACATTCTCTTTACCTCCTTCCAATGGTTGACAATCTGCGGCAAGAAGACTGAGGTTTCTTGCCAGTCTTGCGGATACATGGCTTATCGCGATAAGAACAGCGATGGTCTCCATATCCGCAGGGCTTCTGTTGCGTGTCTTGTTCATGGCGTCTGCCTCCTTTCTGGAGCAGCTTTCCGTGCTCCTTACACTTCCCACTGGAGGCAGGGCACGCGTTTTGACGAAGACGGAGGGAAGAAATTCTGAAAAAAGCTCCGACCGCCATTTCTGGCAGCCGGAGCCGTGTGTTTAGAACCAGTCAGGGAACTGCTCATGCATTTCGTCCGGGAACTCCTCGCAGAGCTTCTGCTTGGCCTTCTTCAGGCGGGACAGGAATGTCGTCCGCTTGATGCCGATCTTCTTGGCGATGGCCTCGTCGGAGAGACCTTCCTCGCGGAGCTCACCGATGCGGCGTGCTTCAGGCATGAGCTCGTCCAGACGATGAAGAAGCTGGGCGAGCATCATCTCATCGGCGAGGACCTCCTCGATGAGCGGAGCGTCGTCCGGCACGTAGTCGCCGAGAGTGCCTTCGCCGTCAGGCAGCGGATTGTCAAGGGAGATGGTTGTGTTGTTGTGGAACTCGCAGTCGAGGCAGTTGCCGTCGCACAGCCACCATTTGCTGCGCGAGCAGAAGCATTCGCCTCTGTACTGCATCCGCTTCCTGAGTGCGGTGCGCCAGCGGTCGTAATCCCGGTACTGATCCTCCGGGACCTCGTACCAGGTGCGGGTGGTCTTGTCATAGATGCGTTTGAATTCTTTTGTCATGAATTTTTCCTCCTGTGATTGGCTTTTTGTGGGCAATCACAGGGGAACAATTCACAGTCAGTTCATTGCTGGTTCATACGATCTCATTGAGATTCGTATTATTCCGTGGTATAATGTTTTAGTGGGGTTTGTTATGGGTTGTTAACCAGAATTTCCCCAGCGACGGAAGTGCCTTTACCGACTGAAAATGGCTCCTGTGATTTCCACAAGAGCCATTGAGGAGTAGGGTTTGTCGATGTTCACGTAGTCGGGTTTGTCGCTTTTGTCGGAGTTTTTGAAAATGAGGGACAATCTATGGCAAACAGAGATACTTGGAGGTTGTGCGGCGGGACCTTCTTCATATTGATATCCGATGCCCGCAATCCGATGCCTTCGCACGCAGAGATGTACATGGGTAAGCAAAGCGGCATCACTGAGCCGGAAACACTTCTCGCTTTAGCGCGAGTCGCAACACCGAGCATTTCAGATCCATCAAGATTGGATGAAAGATCATTTCGCGATGGGACTCTCGCTTTCAAATCATGCGAAAACTGGGGATGGGGACATTTCCGCTTTAAAGACGCGTCTGCAAAAAAATCTTTTGACGATAGGATTAAGAACAATTACGCAGAATGCCTTGCTGCAATGACGGCATTTACAAATAAATATCTGGAACTGCGTTCGGCGACCAGGAAGGACGAATACCTTGTAAAAGCACTCCTTGAACTGTTGGATGCCGATAAAACAATTCCAAGTGGTACTGAGCTATATGCCAATAAGGATGGTACGACTATTACAAAAGCGGAAGTCTTATCTTCCCCTTCGTTATGTCTTGAATCATTCCTTCTCGGCCTTTGGCACTACTGCATTGTCCACATAAAGAAAAACAGCATAGGCCAAGAAACCTATGCTGAATGGTGCCCGCCTACTGAGAGCAATAATGGGCGACCGTATGAAGCTGCTATTGGCGAAAAAAGTTCGCGGGAAGTCGAGCTTACATATTGCTATTCGACTGATTTTGAAAATGATGAAGTTGGCAAAGCATCAGACGGATCAGGCAATCCGGAGTCGGAAGTTATAGACGCAATACCGGAGCCTGATGAACAATCTGCGAACCAGAAAATGGAGCAGACCATCAACCAGCCGAAAGTCTTTAATTTTAAATTTGAGCAATCAGGCGGTGCTGGTAAGCAGATCGGATATATAGAGAATTATTACGAAAAGGACGAGGAGGATTAGTGCCTGTGGAGAAAAATGAGATTCAAAAGGTGCAGCCTCAGCTTCCTTCAAACGAAACGCCACGTCCGATTGAAGTTCATATGGAGCAGTCTGGCGGAAAAGGTAAACAATACGGTTTTGTTGAGCATTATGAGGACCATAAGAAGGTTGCAATCTACCTTCCTTCTGATATGGATGAGGATGACGATAATACGCCAGATCAGGTTGACCTTGATTTGAGTTGCTACAACCTATTCGTGATCGCCGATGAGATGTTCAAGGGAAAATACTTCGTAGTTCCTAAGGACCACGCTATCGCAGTCGACAAATGTACACCCAATGATCTATGGGAGCTTGCCTATCTCACAGAAGAATGCATCAACATCGTGAAGACTTTTCCGGCGATATTCGCGAGCACAAACCATCAGTTCGCACGGACAGATGATCGCCATAGAGCTTTTTTCGGAATAGTGCGAGACGTGCAGGTGAAGGAAGATGGCATCTGGATCTACTTTTTCAAATATAGGAAATTCGCCCAGCAAATTCTGAATGAACAGAAGGAAGTGTTTGGCATCGGCGGTACTGATTTCAAAAACGAACTCGATGAAACACACTGGGCTATAAAGAAAGTTGATGTAGTAGAAGCACTAAATAATAACGGCTGTACGATACGGCTGCTTTAGATTCAACTCATGGAACGCAATACTACGGAGGTAAAACATGAGCCGAGAATATGAAAAAATGAACGTCGAAAAATGGGTGAACTTGGAAGACATCGCGGACCATCTGAGTGTCAGCCAAGACACAGTAAGGACCTGGATTAAAGAAGGCAAACTGCCTTATTACAGGGCTGGCAAACGCTATAAATTTAAAATTTCCGAAGTTGATGAATGGGTTCGGGAAGGCAAGATAAAGGAGTAACGACAGGAGGACTTCATATGAGTAAAAAATATCCTTCACTGATAACGAAAATCACGGTCAACAGAGCGACCTTCCATAATGAGCCGATAGAGAAGCTTTCCTTTATTAATTTCTTTTACGGAAATAATGGTGCTGGGAAGTCGTCCATAGCGTATGCCATCAGTGAGAACAATGGTGATAACGACAGTGTTGAATGGGCTGATGGACGGGTCCCGAGCGACTATGATCTTCTGATATACAACCGGGATTTCGTTGAGGATAATTTTTCAAGCTATGGAGACCTTCCAGGTGTGTTCATCTTCAATAAAATCAACAAGGGCGTGCAAAGTCAGATCGACGAGAAATATGCGGAGAAGGATAGATTAAACGGTGACTTCACGAAGGCACAGGATGACTGGCGCACTAAGAAAAGTGGCTTTGGCACGTTACTGACTACCTTTCAGGATGACTGCTTTAAAAGGACGACAAGAGAGCGGGCCGCTTTTGATAAAGCCCTCGAAGGTAAGAAACAGAAAAAGGGATTCATAGAGGCTATTCTTGCTGAAACAAATCCGACCGATCACAATCCGGATGAATTAAAGAGGCTTTGTGATGTGGCGTTTGATGCGAATTCCAGAAGTTATTCGGAATTTCAGCGAGCAGACAGCTCTGTTACATATGGAAAATTGCCAGGTAAAGATTTGCTGGCTACGGTTGTTGTCAGTAGCGCAAACACCGACTTTGCCAAATTCGTAAGAAAAATAAAAGCCACCGACTGGGTGCGTCAAGGCCATACACATTTCGTTCCCGGCTCTGAGGGAAAATGTCCTTTCTGCCAGCAGAAGCTGCCAAGTACATTTGAAGAGGACATTCAGAAATGCTTCGATGCACAGTATCAGGAGAATGTTTCTCAGCTCGGAGAATTCCAGAGTACGTATGATCGTGAAACACAGGCCATTGTTAGAAAGCTGGAAGCAAATCTGAGTGATACGATGCCTGGACTGGATGACGAGCTCGACGAATACAAATCGAAACTTGCGCTACTGAAGAGCAAGATAGATTTGAATTCGGGCCGCCTTGCCGAAAAAGTCAAGGAGCCATCAAAAATCGTATCGCTGGAGGATACAGATTCTTTGCTGCTCGAAATCGGCGACCTCATCGATGCCATCAACAAGAAGATCAAGGCAAACAACGATGTGGTAAACGCTAAGAGAACCAGCAAGGCAAAGTGCAAAAAAGAGGTTATCGAGTATTTTGCTTTCCTGCTGAAGGACGAAATCAAGAGCTACCTTGATGAAAAGAAGGCACAGGAAGACGCCCTTAAGAAGCTCGAAGACGAGGGCCGGAACCTCAAGAAAGCCATCAATACCTTGACAAGTGAAATATCCGCACTGAATTTGCAGGTTGTAAATACCCAAGCTGCGGTTGATGGAATCAACAAGATCTTGAAGGATTCCGGATTTCAGGGATTCCACATCCGCGAATGTGAGAACAACAAGAATCATTACGAGGTCATCCGTGACACCGGAGAAGTTGCAGAAAATCTGAGTGAAGGTGAACGAAACTTTATCGCTTTCCTGTATTTCTATCAGCTTGTTCGCGGAAGCCAAAGCAGTGAAGAGAAAAAGGACAAGATTGTCGTCATCGACGATCCGGTTTCCAGTATGGACAGCACGGCACTCTTTCTTGTTAGTGCAATCGTGCGCGAGATGATCAACGTCTGCCGGAATAATACCCATTGGGAAAATCCAAAGGTTCCGGGGAACTATATCAAGCAGATTTTCATCCTGACGCACAACGTGTACTTCCATAGAGAGATAACCTATCAGCAGGTCGGCTATTATGATTGCACCACGTTTTATATGATTCGGAAGACCGCCAATATCTCGCGTGTACATATTTGCGAAAGGCCAAAGGACAAAGCCAAGACCGAGTATGAAAACTACAATCCGGTGCAGAGCTCTTATGCGGCTCTGTGGGAGGAACTACGTGATGCAGATTCTGTAATTCCGGCGCTCAACGTGATGCGCAGGATTCTCGAGTCGTATTTCCTGCAGCTTTGCGGATACGAAGGTACCAGTCTTCGGGAGCAGCTGCTCGAAGATCCAGAGAACAGAAAGAACTTTATTAAGGAAGTTCCAGGTGGCCAGCCAGATATGACCGACTACGAGCTTGCTTCGACTATGCTTGCTTATATCAACAATCCGAACGGCATCACAGACGGCTTGAATCTTGTGGTCGAGGATTATGACGATGTGGACATGTACAAACGAGTATTCAAGCAGATCTTTTACGTCATGCATCAGAACCAACACTATGACATGATGACAGCTGCGGTCAAGAAACATAATGAATAAGGTGGGAAACTGAATCAATGCCAAAACAAATAAAATCAAAGGAACGAGTCGCGGAACACGGCGAGGTTTTCACGAATGAGCGTGAAGTCAATGCCATGCTCGATCTCGTGAAAAGCGAGACCGACCGGATTGAGAGCCGGTTTTTGGAGCCAGCATGTGGCGATGGAAACTTCCTTGCGGAGATTCTCCGCCGGAAGCTTGCACGGGTGAAGCGACAATATAAGAAGAATAATTCCGAATACACGAAGAACGCTTTTCTGGCGCTTACGAGTATCTACGGAATTGATATACAGGAAGACAATGTCAAGGAATGCCGCGAACGGCTATTCAAGATCTGGGACGAAGCCTATACAAAGCAGGTCAAGAAGGAAGCCAGCGACGAAATACGCGGTGCAGCAAGGTACATTCTGCAGAAGAACATCCTGTGCGGTGATGCGCTCACGCTCATGCAAAATGACGGTACGCCGATCATCTTTTCTCAATGGGACTTCACAGTTGGTTACCGGATGCGGCGGAGGGACTTCACGCTCGATGCACTGATGCGTGATGAGGAACCGGAAAAGGTTGAAGATACTGGCCAGATGAATTTTATGGATGTTCTGGCCGAGAAAAAGAAACAGGGATGGGATTACGACGCCGAGACACACGGATGGACTCCGGCACCGATCAGAGAGTTTCCGTCCGTAGATTACTGGGAGGTTCAATATGTCACTGAATCCTGA